GATCTTGCTCGAAAAAGGGTGGCAAAATTCATTAATCGGATCAATGAGATTGCGAGGAAAGAGGAGATCACAGAAATCGATGTCGTATGTTTGGGCGACATGACAGAGCATGTGAGCATGAGAAAAAATCAAAGCTTTGGGGCGGAGTTTCCGCTGAGTGTTCAGATTGTTAAAGCATATGAATTGATTCGAGACTTTCTTGTCAATCTTTCGAAGTCCTTCAATGTCACATATCGCGGAGTTGGTGGAAACCACGATAGAATGAATGGAATTAAAGAGGATAATTTGGACGGCGATTCCACGATTTATGTTATTAACTACATGATTAGGGAGTTCATCGAAAAGGCGAAGGCTCCGAGGATCAGGTACTATGAGTGCGACAGCATCAATTATTCGTCATCGTTTTCGGTGAAAAATTTCCATATGAAGTTCATTCATGGAGACAACGAAAAAGGGAATAAAATTCTTGCTAGTCATAGCAATATGGACGACGTTAATTATCATGTGGTCGCTATGGGTCATTTGCACCGTCACGAGGTAAGAGAAGTAGGACGAAATAAATTTGAAGTTTATGTTGGTTCACTCGAAGGTGTAAATAATTACTCCATGAAAGGCAAGTTTGTTTCTGGTGCATCACAAGGAGTCATTATTGTTAATAAATATGGGGAAATTGATATCAGGAGAATTGATCTTCAGATTGTATAAAGCCAAATAAAGTATAAATAGTTTATTTGAGGGGGTGTGGGCGCATGAAAAATGACAGGAAAGAGTGTAAAGGTTGCGGAAAAAGCAAAATCAAAAGAAATGATTTTTATACGTCAAATAGCATTTTGTTTGATGGCTATGTTCCGATTTGTAAGAAATGTCTTAAAGAAATGATGGATGAAAACAATCTTGAATCTATTAAAACGACATTGCAAAGGATTGACAAGCCGTTTATCGCGAAAGTATGGAAGTCGGCAGAAGAGAGTGAAGACGATACTATTGGAACATATTTCAGAATGATTAATTCATTGCAACAATATAAGAATGCAACTTGGGCGGACAGCGATTTCGAGGGTGAAAGTGAAACCGAAATTTATAAACACAAATTAAACGATGTTGAGGAAACTGATGAAATTGAAACAGATGATGGAGTGATAAAGCTCACCAAAGAAATTAAATTGAAATTTGGTTCAGGGTACACAAACAGAGAGTATTTGTCTATGGAGAAGTTTTATCGAGATATGTGTTACACACACGATATCAATACGCCGCAACTTAAGAAGCAATTGATCTATCTATGCAAATTGCAAGTGTGGATGGATAGGGCACTTGAAAATGGTGACGATAATGCGTTCAAAAATTTCAATGATCGCTATGAAAAAATCCTTCAATCTTCAGGTTTCAGGCCGATTGACCGAAAGAGCGCAAGTGAGCAAAGTGGACTTCGTAGCTTTGGTGTAATTTTTGAAGAGGTCGAGAAGATGGGTTATGTGGAGCCTAAGCCAATCGAAGAACGAATGGATTTGGTTGATCTTGTTATTCTCGAACACCTTAACTATGTGAGAAAGCTTGTTGGACACGAGAGGCTTACACAGGTTCCACAAGATATTCATGAAAGACTCGAAAAGGCAAATGGAACGCTCGCTTCGGACAGGCGTGATGAAGAGGTGAGCGAGAATGTCAACCATGAGTAATGATGAAAGAAGCAAATCTTTTCAGGTTGTAGCAAAGCATTGGAAAAAATATCTTGCTTTATTCCGTTCGTATCCTGATTTATTTATTGATTTTATTTTACCTAAAGACTCAAAATTTGAACTTCTTCTGTTCCAGCGAGTAATGCTAAGAGTAATGTTTCGGTATCGGAAAACATTTCTTACCTATACGCGCGGCAGTTCGAAATCATTCACTCAGATATTGGGAAAATATCTTGAGTGTATTTTTTATCCAAATTCAAAAATTATGATTACGGCACCGCAAAAACAAATGGCGGCACAAATTGCTCAACAAAATATTGAGCAGATTTGGAATTTCATGCCCATTCTAAAGAATGAATTAAGAGATATTCGTTTTGAAAAAGATTATACCAAATTAATTTTTCACAATGGTTCTGTTCTCGACGTAGTTGCGAATAGCGAAAGTTCTCGTGGTTTACGGAGAACAGGGCTTTCAGTGGAGGAGATTATTCATGAGCGTTTTGATGAGGAGAATTTCAATACGGTTATACTGCCTATTATGGCAAATACTCGATTTAGTCCATACGGGGGCGAAGACCCTTATGAACTCCATAAGAAAATAACTATCGTAACGACTGCTGGAACAAAGCAGTCGTTTGCTTTTAACTTATTAAAAGAATATCTCTATGACATGGTTACTGGAAAATCGGCATACGTCATGGGGTCATCATACGAACTGGCAACGAAATATGAGACAAAAACGGGGTTCAGACTGTTATCGTTGGAGTATATCAACGACTTAAAGGAATCGCCAAATTTTAATCCTATTTCATTCCTGCGAGAGTATGGCAGCGTATGGTCTGGATCGTCTGAGAACTCTTTAGTTGATCTTGAAACCTTCCGTAGAGCTAGAGTGTTGAAGGAAGCAGAAGAAAAAGCTGTTTCGGATAAAAATATTGAATATGTTTTAGCTTATGACGTAGCCCGCAGCGAGGGTAGTGCCAATGCGCAAAGTGCGTTAGTGGTAATTAAACTCATTCCCAAAGGAGATGGAACGTATTCAAAACACGTAGTAAATATCTATACTTTTGAAGGGACTCACTTTAGAGAACAGGCATTATTCCTCAAGCAGAAAGTTAATGATTTCCGCGCAAGAATCCTCGTTGTTGACGCCAATGGTCTTGGACAAGGTCTTATTGACCAGTTGGTTCTTGAAATTGACAGCAATCCTCCCTATGAGGTCATCAACGACGAAAGATACGCCAAGTTTAAGACTTCTAATAGTGTACCGATGGTTTACGCAATCAAGTCACAATCCAAGGAGACAAATGCCAGCGATATTCACAACTTATTTATTCAGTGGATATCAAACAATCAGGTAAAGTTTCTTGAGTCTGAATCTCAAGCAAAAGCTCGCTTGAAAAATAAAGACCCCGAAAAACTTGCAGAATTGTTGAGGCCTTTCGTTATGACGGACTTTTTACAAGAGGAAATCATGAATTTGGAGTACAAACAAAGTGGTCATAGAACAGAAGTTCGGCAAGTGTCCAAGAGCATCGCAAAAGACAGATTTTCCGCGTTGGAATACGGACTATATTGGGTTTACCTAGAAGAGAAGAGACAGAAAACCATGCGAGAGCAAAATATTGGAGACATCGAATCATTTTTTATGGGTCGCACAGTAAAAAATCCGACTCAAAGAGGTGGAAGGAGGATGTTTGGATGAAAGAAAAAAATAAATCAAAAACAGAAAACGAAATTAAAGATAAAACATTTGTCAGAGAAGTGGTTCCTTTAGACTTTGCGAAAATCACGGAATTGATTATTAAAGATTTAAACAATAATAAATCACAAACAACTCGACAATTTACAAAGTCCAATGTATCCAATTATCTGAGTAATCCAAAGCGTTATTCTAAAGAGCTTCAGTCGATGAGCGCCTATTTGTATGATGTAAGCCCTCATTACAGAAGGCTTGTAAACTACTATGCAAAGATGGCTACGCTGGAGCATTATGTTGAAATTTTTGGGCTTGATACGTCCAAAAATGTTAATGTAAATTCGTTGCGAAAAAATTATATGCGAGCTGTAGAATTGGTTGAATTGATGAACATAAAACATGAGTATGCTAAGGCAATGGTTTCAGCATGGAAGCTAGATACATTTTATGGTTACGAGTTTTTTACTAAGGATTCATATTTCATAAAAGAGCTACCTTATGAGTTTTGCCAAATCAGTGGAATTGCCGACGGTGTTTACACTTTTAGTTTTGACATGGCTTATTTCGACAGAAACGCAGATGAGTTACCGCTGTATCCTAAAGAGTTTCAAAAAATGTATAACGCATATAAAAGCGGAAGTAAACCAAGATGGCAGGAAGTTGATCCGTCAAGGTCGATCTGCCTTAAAATTAACGAAGAGATTTATTACGATCTTCCGCCGTTTGCAGGATTGTTTGGGGATATCTTCGACATAGAAGATTACAAGGCCTTACGTATGGCAAACGCAGTCATCGGAAACTACAAGTTTATTGTGCAAAAAATCCCTCTAAGACAAAACTCAGACAAAAACAACGACTTCATGATTGATTTGAAGACAGTCCAGATGTTCCACAATAAGACTGCCAACCTGTTGCCTGATGAGTTGGGTATTTTCTCGACTCCCTTTGATATCGATACGATTGAATTTTCGAGAGACAATTCAGCAAATGACAATGTCGCTCAAGCTGAAGAGGCTTTCTACACGGCAAGCGGAACGGCTTCACAGCTTTTCAATGCCAAGGGAAGCTCTAATGCAGTTCTCGCAAAATCAATCAATGTGGACGAAGCGGAAATATTCAAGGTTCTAAGGCAAATTGAACGAATTGTTACAGGCAAGATCAAAAATGAAATCAGCGGTTCGTTTAAATTTAGACTTAGAATTTTAGATAATACGATCTTCAACAAGAAAGATAATGTTGAGCAATTATTGAAAAATGCTCAATACGGTCTTCCTGTTAAGATAATGCTTTGTGCATGTTTGGGCATTTCTCCAAGCGCCGTTGTCTCCATGAATTTCTTGGAGGAAGAGGTTCTTGGTCTTTCGTCTAGCTTTACGCCTCTGTCTTCTTCTCATACGCAAAGCGGAAGCGCCATTGACAATGAAGGCGGTAGGCCTCTCAAAAAAGATGATGAATTGACAGAGAAAGGCGAAGAGCAAAGAGAAAGAGAAGATAATGCTAATCGTGAATAGAAGGGGGTGAGAAACCAATGAAAGGTGTTAATAAAAAAATACCTGTGATGTTTGAAAAGGTCGACCAGATTGACTCACGCTTTCAGAAGGTAAAGATTTGGTTGATGCATTTGGGGCTGAATTATAACAACTCAATTTTCACCAAAGAAGTTGTTGAACAGGCGATGGAAAGTCTTAAAAATACACCAATTTTAGGGTACGTCGAAGAATCCAGATTGGGTGAAAAGGATTTTCGAGGTCATGAGGTTGAAATTGTCGTCGAAGGCGGAGAATTAAAAACAAAATATATCGGACAAGCCTTTGGTGTAATTCCT